CGCACGCATTTTGCGTGCGCAGAGCTCACAGGAGTTGAATACTTCTGATCATCTTTATAGAATTGGCTTCCTACTCAAGAGTAGTGGCTATAGGCATTTCTTCTTAGGCATCAGGGTATTCACCTGATGGTTATGATGTTAATGGTTGTATCGATTTATCGAGAAATTTATACTGTTTGATATTGAGCTTTTTCCAAGTACCGAGAGACTTAGACTACCTCTCACCCACCCCTTACTGGTTTATTCATATATGGAAATCTTGAGGTCAGCGTAGTAAGGCTGATCAATGATAGAGAACTGTTGATCCACAGTTCATTTCCACCTTTACAGAACTACCAATTTAAAGCAAAGCTTGAAAAGGATTTGTAACCCTTTAATGATAGTGGTGAGTGATCCCTCACCTTTGCGACAATTATATGTCCTTTACTAATTAGGAGACCGACTATAAACAGTCTCCAGATTTAAAGCTGTAACTTACAGCCCCACGAATGCATGGCTTGCCCTGTTTGTGGTGTATTTGTCCTTTATTGGACGGCGCCAGTTGTGTGGCGTTTAAGACACAACCCCCCACCCACGCGTCACCATTTATGGTGGCGCGGAGCCGTAGGCTCGAGGACCGTGTGGATTTGAAGGAGCTTGCTCCTAGTCCGCGGTTACACGCTTGGGACGGGCATTTGCCCTTAATGCCCTGTACATTTTAAACAAACTGACATCTTTATTTTTTAACATGCATCAAGTTAGTTAGAGTAATTTCGTTATTTTTAGAGCTGTGTCAGCACTCGAAGTGTATGGGGCCTCCCTTGTTAAAACTCGTGCCGTTTGATGAACAATTTTAAACCTCTTTTTAGGTTTAATTGTTCACTCGGCTCATTGGATTTTATATTACAATGAGCAGTGGACTTTTAAACTATACAAACGATAACAAAGGCAAGACGTATAACAAGATTTACCCAACAGATTTTAGGTTGGGCGGGACGTATTCCGTAGCTGCTCGTGCGATTCGCGAGCGTGAGGAGTACATGAAGGATAATTATGGGAGTGATTACTGGCTTCTCAAAGATCTTAATACAGTATCAGATTTATATGAACTGGATGATGATATTGAGGAACCCGTGGTACCCCAGGCTCTTTTTGAAAGAGCGGCATCTTCTTATATCTGGAATAGGGTACGATCTGGCGATGTGACGCCAGAGGTCCTGAAACGATTGGAAGTTGTTGTAGCAGCATATGCTGCATTGTCTGAGTGTAATTCCACTAAGCAATTTGTGGCGACCTTATTTTTGATTTTGCGTACTGAGTACCGTGATGCTATTACGGAAGGAGTATGCAAGGCCATCCTTAGGTATTTGTCACTTTCCGCGGAGGAAGGAATTACGGCCCAAAGTGAAGATGCTACGCCAAGTTGGTTGGATAGCCTTCGCACTGCTGGGGATAACTGGCAATTAGCCCTTCGTAATCCGTGTGCCGATAAAGTACAGGATTTATTAACTATGTTGGTAACGATGGGCGTTTGTGGACCTATAAATCTCAAATTTGGGAATTTAACATTGTTTGCTATTGAAGCACGCAAAGAACAGGTTCACGCCACCAGTATGATAGATGCTACTTTTAGAACGTTACAGTTTTTGGCAGAAAGTGGATATGCTGCTTATGCAACAGGTTCATTTATGCCATTTCTGTTTACTCACAGTGCAGCAGTCAGATTGGACAAAGAATATCTTGAATTGTTGGATTTGTGTGAATACGCATTACCAGGAAATTTAGAGAGATTTACGGACATTAGTCCACATGATTTTGACTACAGGATGGAAAAATGTATTAGTGATACTACGTTAATGTATGAGACTATTACATCACCTCCTGAAAAGCGATTGATTTTGTCCAGATTGCAGAACTTGAGAGCGAAACATAGTGCTTATCGTCAAACAAAAGTTACGGGAGGATTGAGAGTCCGTCCGTATGCTATGTTTGTTACAGGTGGTAGTGGGTTAGGAAAATCGGATGTTACCGATATTCTGTATAAGACCTGCGCTGCGTACAATAAAGTCGACGCACATGACGACAAGGTTTGTACGTATAATTCTTCGGATAAATATATGTCAAATTATAAATCGTATATGACGGTTGTGAAATTTGACGACTTTGCGAACTCCACATCCGAGTTCGTAGAGGGGAATCCTGCCATGATGTTGATTAAGATTATCAATAATATTCGTGAGTCTGCCGTGATGGCGGATTTGGCAGATAAGGGTAAAGTTTCTATTGAACCCATGTTTGTCACTGTTACGAGTAATGTTATGGATTTGGATGCCCATATTTATTCCAATTGCCCTGCTTCGGTATTAAGACGAGGGGACGTTCACGTTGTTCCCCGTGTGAAACCACAATTCCGGAAGGAAGGTTCTAGTGCACTCGATTCTGCGAAAGCTAATGCTTTCTACACAGTTGATGGGGTGGTACAGCAGCCGGATATTCCAGATTTGTGGGATTGTGATGTATACCAAGCCGTGGTACAAGAACGCAAAACTAAGACTTTGACTGGTTCTGGTCAGTTTAATAAGGAGAACGAACAATGTATATTTGTTCCCATTGAACATAACGGAGTTAAGTTATTAAATGTTCCGCTTATTAAAGTAGTTGAATATTGTCTGGAAGACACTAAGAAACATTTTGCTGAGCAGGCGGAAATAGTTAAGCGTGGCGGTACAGGGAAAACTTTACCGTATTGCGAGGAGTGTAGAAAACCCACGCAATTGTGTAGATGTGTAACTGCACAGGGTTTGGACGACCTTTGCAAGAGAGTTACATGTTTATCGCGCCGTGAATGGAAGCGGCGGATGGTAAAGAATGATATTCAATTGACA